GCCGCTCAATTCTTCAAGCGTCTCCAAGAAATCTTGGGTGCAGAAGGTATTGAATATGATAACAAGGTCCTGGTAGAACTTATTAACAAACACTTTCCCGATTGGCGTCGTGTTCTCAATGAGATTCAACGTTATTCGGTTAGTGGAAAAATTGATGCAGGTATTCTTGCTACGTTCTCTGATGTTGCTGTAAATGAACTTGTTAAAAACCTCAAGGAAAAGAACTTTGCGGAGGTTCGTAAGTGGATCGTTTCTAATCTGGACAACGATACTACTGTACTTTTGCGTCGTATTTACGATGCTTGCTACACATCCCTTACAAACGCTACTGTTCCTGCTGCTGTGCTCATTCTTGCTAAGTATCAGTATCAGGCAGCGTTCGTAGCAGACCAAGAGATAAATATGCTTGCTTGTTTAACCGAAATTATGGTGGAGTGTGAATTCAAATGATTGATGTAAAACTGATTCGTATCGTAACTGGTGAAGAGATCATCGCAGAAATTGTTTCTGAAACTGATGATACTATCACCGTTCAAAATGGTCTTGTAGTTCTTCCTAATGCTCAGGGTGTTGGATTTGCTCAATGGGCAACTGTGATCAATCCAGATAAACCTGAAGTTACAATGTCTCGTAATCACATTGTATACATTGCAGAAGTTCAAGAAGATGTATCTAAAAAATACAATCAAATGTTTGGCAGTAAACTAATTACTCCAGATAGCAAAAAATTGGTAATCTAACTATGAAATACCCAAGACAAAAGAAGTCCAGAACCTATTACTACTTCTGGGCATTTATGGCACTTACAGTATTCTTCGGACAACTTTATGTTGGATATGGATACCGTCTGATGCATGGAAGTATGCTTGACCTGATGGATAAGGTTGATGGTGTCCTCCTACACAAGGATGATACACCCTACGGAGACCTGCTATGAGTCTCCTCAAAATTGATTATAAAACTCTAGTTGAACCAAGAGTAAAGACTACACCACAGAATGTTGCAGAAGCAAATGATGCACTATTCCGTGCTAAAATGACTCTACCTGCTGCTGCAAAACATTGTGGTATGACCCATAAGGAAATGAAACTCACCTTTTGGGAGTATTTGAAGTATAACAAACCTGATTATGAAGTCCCTGAAAACTCCATTACGCTACCCAGGGGGTAAATCCCGTGCGTGTGTCAAACTAGATCAATATATTCCTGATCTTCGTGATTATACGGAGTATCGTGAACCATTCCTTGGTGGTGGTAGTGTTGCACTCTACATTACTAAAAAGTATCCAAATCTAAAAATTTGGGTTAATGATCTTTATGAACCACTCTACAATTTTTGGAGAGTTCTACAAGATCCACGAGATGGATATAAAATGTATAAAAGACTTCAAGAACTGAAGTCTAGGTATCCCGATCGTGGATCCGCAAAAGGTTTATTTTTAGAAGCAAAGGATACTGTAAATGACTACAATGAGTCGGATCTATTTCGCGCTACTGCTTTTTACGTTGTTAACAAGTG